AAGACGTAGATTAACTAACGCTATGATGCATGGTGCAGCTAGAAAATCACAAAACTTACACCATATGGACGACCAACTACGCCAAGAAAACCCACAGTTAGGTCAAAACTACGCTAATGTAATGGCAGCAAATGACGCTTCTTATTGGATGTTAAATGATGATACAATAAGAGAACAGGGTCAACAAGGTGTTCACGCAGGTAATGCTAGAATTAAATTATCAGACCAAAAAGGTGGTAAACCAAAAATAATAGCACAAGGAATGATTTTTCCAATTTTATTACATGAATTAAGTAAGGGGGTTAAGGAGTTGATGTCGCTGTGGTCATTACCTAAAGATAGGGATGTTAGGCAATATGTTTTAGATAAAACAGATAATTCAGAATCTGAAACTAATGATATTAGATTAGGTCCGGCTATTTGGACAAAATTTGTTGAACAAATACCCTTTAATAATCAAGAAGTGATTTCTTTAACTTGGCATATGTTACAAGAATTAAGTGACCGTGATTTTAATAGTATTATGGATGGGTTAATGGAAGGTAGTACTGACGCACAAACAGAAGTCAAAAGAATGGCCGAAGAGGCTTTATCTGAATTACAACAAGAGGCGTCTAATGATGAGTTTGGTGGATATGATGACAGTCCGGAACAAGAAGACGATGATGTATTAACACCCCCTGAGCCCGAGGGTGGCAGAGAGGTTACACCAACACCAAACACAGACGAACCTGAAGAAATTGATTATAATAACTTAAGTACTAGAGAATTACAAAGGTCTCTTGATGACGCTTTAGATGCGGGAGACATGGACTTAGTTAGACATATCGGTTCAATATTGAATTCAAAATAAACGGATTAGGACCGTTGTAGTCTACGGACTATTAAACCCACTAAGTTCGCTACTAAGTGGGTTTTTTCATGCTTATTGATATTTATAGGTATGAGTTTATCAAAAGCACAAATGTTATATGAAATAGGGAAATGTATAAAAGACCCTATACACGCTATAGAAAATTATCTAGAGACAGAAGATAGGACACAAAATGGAATTGTACCGTTCAAATTATTCCCAAGACAAAAAGAATTAATTAACGCATATATTAATAATCATCATAATATAGTTATGAAACCTAGACAGGCGGGTATATCAACAACTACCGCGGCTTATTTAGCGATATTAACAGCTTTAGCTTCAAATAAGAGTACACAAAAAATACTTATTGCAGCAAATAAACAAGAAACAGCCAAAGAGTTTCTTAAAAAAGTTAAAGATTTTACATCACAATTACCAGATTGGATGGATGTTTTTAGACCTAGTGGTTCTAATGGTTGGTTTGATAATGAGAAGAACTCTAGTTCGCACTACAAATTATGGAATGGTAGTGAGGTGAAAGCTGTTGCGTCATCAAAAGACGCATTAAGAGGGTACACCCCTTCTGTTATTGTGGTAGATGAGGCGGCCTTTATTGAAGGTAATAAAGGGGAAGAATTTTATACCGCAGCACAACCATCACTTTCTACAGGTGGTAGGTCTATCCTTATTTCTTGTGTTACGGATGATACTTTTGTGTTAACACCAAAAGGTATTAAAGAAGTATCTGATTTTGTAGAATATGATAAAGAAGGTGGTTATTTTACG